TATTCAAGCAGTTAGGTCAATGCTTTCACGCTGTTGGTTTGATGCTGAAAAAACTGACAAAGGTGTTGAATGTTTGGTATCATACAGTAGAGATTATGACGATACCAACAAGGTATTCAGACTAAGACCTCGACATGACTGGGCATCACATGGTGCAGATGCGTTTAGGTATTTAGCAGTTGGTTATCGACCTAACTCATCTGACTGGGGTGAACCTATAAGAAGGAACTTAGCAGGTGTAGTTTAATGGCAGAAATAAATAGTATCTTTGATTATATCTTTCCAAGAAAGAAAGCATCAGACTATCAACAAACTAATCTTTTAGACTACGGAGAATCTCCAGAATCACAAAATGTATATAACCCAGGTCAAGGTGACTTTGGCGTTATGTCATTAGAAGGTTTAAAGAACGCAATACCTTCAACAGTCTCAGGTACTTTAGATTTCATGTACGACTCAGCAGGTACGCTAAGACGACCAGACTTCAAACAAGTCCAGGACAATGTAGAACCAGGTGACTTTAATATCTACAACGCATACGCAGGAACAGATAAGTTCCAACCATTTACAACATCATTTAGACAGACTGGTCTACTTCCTACAAAAGAAGAAGAGGAAGCATTCAGACAACGCTCAATGGGATATGACCTAGGTAAGTATGGCGGTCAGTTCTTATTAGGTGGCATGGGAGTAAGAAGTGCTACTGGTAAATCATTAGGTGAAGCAATGAACTTTGCAATACCTGGACTGACACTTGACTTAGAAGACCCGAACATAGGTGATGCACTAGATGCGTTAGGTATGGACAACGAGTTCCAACAGTTCTTACAAGGCAACATAGACGAGAACTCTACAGCAGGTGAAAGACTTAAACAAAGATTCACTAATATGTTAGGTGAGTTTGGTATCAATGTAGTAGCAGACACAGCAATTAACACACTTAGAGTTGCAAAGAATTTATACAAAGACCCAGAATACAGAGAGCAAGCACTAAAGAATATTGGTCGTGACATGTATGGTGATTTACCTGGCAGTCAGTTATTTGGTGGTGTTAAGTCACTAGGTGGAGATAGAAGTCTACTGGAAATTGCTAAGGCAAGATACAAAGCAGACGGGGCAGATGACTTTAATAGTCCGAGAGCATATAACAAAAGACAAGAAATATGGCGTGATACTGGATGGGCAAAAAGCAGAGATGGCAAGTGGTATTACGAAATGGACGATAGTCAAGCACAAATTAACCCAATTACTATTAATAAGATTGGTAACTTAAGTGAAAAAGAATCAATGTCATTTGCTCCAAAGAATTTCTTAGAATATCCAGAATTATGGAAACACTATCCTGACATAGATTATCAAGGAACAATTCAAGTAGTCCCAGGAATGTTAGATGACGAAGGTAAGATTGTTTTAAAAAATGGTGTAAGCGCAGAAGCAACTCCAACAGATATAATTATTCCACACTACAAAGGGGCAACTGCACCAGACATTAAGAAAACTTTGTTGCATGAGTTCCAACACCTCATACAAGAAAGAGAAAGATTCATGCAAGGCGGTAACGCATCGCCAGGATTTATATTAAAACTAAGAGACCAACTTTACAGCGAAATGAAATCAAAAGCAAAAGACCCAGTTGCATTTGGTCATTTTGTTAATATGAAGAGATTTATAAACGCACAAAAATATCAACCTCAATACAATGAAATTGCACAGTTGCTAGAAGCAGATGATGTAGAGCAAGCATTAAATAAGTTAAGACAAACACCTTGGTGGGGTAAAGAAGGTTCTACCTTTAGACAAAAAGTAGATTATCAATATGAAAACTATTTAAAACAAAACCCAGATGCAACTGACTTTGAAAAAGATGATGTACTAAGAACAATTAAAAAAATGGTTCTTACTGGTAAAAGCGAATTTGACAAAGTAAACAAACTTCCACCAACAGCAATGACAACTGTTCGTGATTCATATAACAAAGAAATATCTGCATTAAGGAAACAATTAAAACAAGACCTTAACTTTAAGACAGACGAAGAGTTAAACAAATACATATTAAAGCAAGAAGAGACACTTCTTAAAAATGGTTTTAAATCTCATGAAAGAGGATTAGACCAAATCATTTTAAATCTATACGACCCTAAAGATAAAAAAGCATTGAACGCTTATACAGATAAATTTAAGATGATTCAAAATGTAGAAGATGGTGTCTACAACGACTACAACAGTCGATTTAGAGTCTATAGGTCTTTATTGGGTGAAGGTCAATCATTTAATGTTGAGAAAAGAATGGACATGACCGCAGAAAAAAGAAGAGAGATATTCCCAGAAGAAACAGAAAGTTTTGGAAGTTTTACAGAAACGAAACCTTTTGATGGTAGTGTTATTAGAAAGGTAAGTGACAACCAACCTATATACCTAGACAGACCAGGCGAGTTTGCTAAGAAAAAATCAACTGGTAATTTTAATCCTGCAAAACTAATAGACGAACTTACACCTAGAGAACTAGCACCAGTTGATGAGGGCGGATACTTTATGAAGTCTGCTCAAGTCGTTATGGATGACCCTAGAGAGGTCTACAAACAACCTGGACTACTTGCACAAATCAACAAGAAAGGTGAATTAACTGGCGAACTACTAAACAAAGGGGTTACAAAAGACGAGATAGAAGAAACTGGTTTATTGAACTATCTGAATAAAAAACAAGAGGCAGGTGAATCTGTAACTAAGCAAGAACTACTAGACTTTATCCAAGAGAACAGACCTGAAATAGCACCTTATGTTGGTTTTAGAAGTGGTGACAATATTGTTACTCCAAATATTGTAATAGACTCACCAAATAGGTATGGTTACAACCAAAGAACTGGAGAATTTCGTGTTCCTGGTGTTGAAAATGCAAACTTTAAGTTAAAAAAACACGATGATGAAAGTGTTTTTATAGAACAAGATGAAGACTTTTTAGAAAAAATAATAACAAATCCCAGTCTATATGGTTCTGATGCTTTAGATAATAGACCTAATATAATTATGAGAGTTGTTGATAATCTGGAAGGTTTTACACCTGACCAAAAAGTACAAATTTCAAATTCCTTAAAATTAAATATATCTAATAGAAATTTAGAAGCGGTTGCAGATGAAATGAATGTACCTTATATGGACTTTGTAGAGAACTTTCAAAACTCAATAAAGAAAACTGCAATACAAGATTATTACAAAGACCCCGTGTTTGTTTGGAAGATTCCAATGGAAAATGATAATGGAGTTATAGCAAACTACGAAATAATAGGTAATTTCGGTTCAGGAGAGTTAAACAACATACCACATTTTAATCTTTCTGTTGAAAGAGATGGAAATAGAAGTGTTTTGGGAGATGTAGGGTCTCTAAACGAAGCACGAGTACAAATACAAGATTCTTTTAGAAGTTATAACTATGATGGAGATACAGCAGGCATGTATTCTGGCATTGGAACTAACTGGAGTGAATATGTACAAGGCAACACAGACCTAGATAGTTACAGAGAAGTAGCAGTTATAATGCCTAAGTATGAAGGGTCAGACATGCGCTTTCATTCCATGGCAGGTTTACAATCTGGCGAAACTGATAACATGTTAGGTCATTTAAGAATAGACAACAGATATGACTTGCAGGGTCGTAAACATACACACTCTATGGAACATCAAAGTGACTTGTCACAAAAAGCAAGAGAGTTTGGTATTACTGATGAAGATTTCGATAGAAAGTTAATGAATGCTTACCAAGCGCATGACAAAGCATTAGAGAATAATAAAAAACTAAATGAAATTTTCCACGATGCAAGAGACCACGCAATAGAAATTGTAAGTAACGCAAAACCACAAGAAAGCATTGGTGTGGTGAAAGATGATGTAATACCATCACATCAAGTTGCGCTTAAAAAATTAGCAGATGGATTAGAAATTACAAAACCTATGATGGATAACTACATCAATAGACTAAAGAAATTTGTAGTTGATGAAGGTTTAGATGATGAAATAAGTGTGTATTTTGTAAATGGTGAAAAACGCATATTAAAAAAAGAATCAATGCTAACGAATGCAACAAGAGATTTGTTTAACAAAAGCGAATTACCAACTCTTAATGGAAATAGACCAGAACAAATAATTGAAAGATTTAAAAATGGAAATCCAACACAAACAGATTTGTTGATTGCAGAAGAAACTGGTAAAGATATACAATCATTCTTCGATGACAAGGTTAGATTTAGCGGTGTTGATGATAGTAAATCACAAATATACTACAAAGTGATTGGTAGCAAAGAACCATATAAAAAAATAGGCGATGATAACTACACTATACAAGACCTAAATTTTATCATTAACAGAAAAATGCGAAAAGACATAGCAAAGCGACAAACTGATGAAATACAAAAATTTGCAGAAAGCAAAGGTGTTAAGGGTTCAATTCATGACCTAGGAAAAAAACTCTACAAAGATGTTAGTACTACAAGAGAAAGAAAAAATACATTAACTAATCGTGGCAGAGGTATTGGCGGAGAGAAACCGCCTTTAATTAACAAAGATAGACACACTAAGGTCTTATTAAAAGAATTAATTAAACAAGGCATTAAAGATGGTTCAGATGTAGTTTCCTGGACACCTTCAAAAAATCAAATAGAGTTATGGGGTGAAGGTACAACATCTATGATGAAAAAACTTTACGATAAAGACAGTTTAAATTTTGGCAATCAGATACTTAAAGAATTAGGTTTAGACCAGAAAGTACAAACCAAGGGCGCTACTATTGATTATGGCACTATGAAGTCTTATTCTGGCGAAACTATCGAGCAAGGTGAAAGAGATGTCATGTACATTGAACTTACACCAGAACTTAAGAAAGCAGTCATGAATGAAGCACCTGATGCTAGCGACTTTAAAGCGACTCATCAAGCACAAAACGACAAAGCATTTAGACAACCACTATACGCTGTACCAGCAGGAACAGCACCTATGTTCCAACCACCTATAGGACTATTATCAACATCTCAGACAAGCGAGAATGATGGTAGAATAGACGAAAATAAAGGATTATTACAGTAATGGCAATAACAACATATTCAGAACTTAAATCTGCTATTGCAGACTTTTTAGATAGAAGCGATTTAACATCTGTCATACCAACATTCATTAGTTTAGCAGAAGCACAAATCAACAGAGATGTTAGACATTGGAAGATGGAAAAGCGTGCTACTGGTGAACAATCAGCAGGTGATGAATACATGCAAATTCCTGGAGACTGGTTAGAGACAATTAGAATTAATATAGACTCTACTGGTACAAGACCACTTGACTTAATCTCACGCAAAGCAATGGAAGATAAGCGTGCAGGCAACGAAGACATGAGTGGCACACCAAGATATTATACTTTTGCAGATAGTCAGTTCCAACTATACCCAACTCCAAACGAGACTATAGATATTGAACTGTTATATTTTGCAAAGACAACTGCGTTATCGGATAGTAATACTGATAACTGGTTACTGCTAGAAGCGCCAGATGTTTACCTCTACGGAGCGTTATTACATTCAGCACCTTATTTAGCAGAAGATGAAAGAGTTGGAGTATGGGCGCAGATGTATGGTGCGTCAGTATCACAACTTAATCAAAGTTCAGAGAACGCTCGAATGAGTGGTTCAGGTTTAACACTTAAAGTACGAGGTATGGGATGAGTTTTTCAAATTATTTAGAAACAAAGATTTTAGACCATGTGTTTGGTGGTACAGCGTATACTGCACCTTCAACATTATATGTGGCATTATTTACAGCAGACCCTGGAGACGGAGATTCTGGAACTGAAGTATCTGGTGGTGGTTATACAAGACAGACAGTAACATTTACTACTTCTGGTGCAACTACTTCTAATGATTCAGCAGTAGAATACGCAACAGCAACTGCTAACTACGGAACAGTATCACACATTGGTATTTATGATGCGTCATCAGCAGGTAACTTACTTGCACACGCTTCATTAACATCATCAAAGACTATTGAGACTGGCGATGTGTTTCGTATTCCCGCAGGTGATTTAGACATTACACTAGACTAATAAATGTCTGCATACGGCAGTTTTTACTACGGAAGACTTGCATATAGTGATGGACAAGTACAAGATGCTTCTGTCTCTATTTCTAGCACTTCTACAGTAAATGCTACCGCTAGTGCAACAGTTAATGGTTCAGCAACCTCTACATCTACTGCAACAATAACAGCATTAGGTGGTTTCTTAATCACAACAGCACCAAATATAAGTGCAAGTGCGACTACATCTTTTAGTGCAACAAGAGTAAGAGAATCACTAGGAACTGGTACTGCTACTGCTACTACTACAATTGTCTACACAAGATACCGAACAACAGATGCAACCTCGTCATCTAGTGCTACAGTATCAGCAAGTGCAGATTTAATTGTAGATGGTGCATCAAGCATAACAGTCACAGCATCACTTACATCACTTGCAGATTTAGTTGTAGATGGAGTTGTATTAGGTTCAGCGTCATTAACAGTAACACCAAATACTACTGGTAACGCATCAAGAATAAGAACAGTACAACCTAATCCTTCTGCTACAGCAACAGTTACAGCAAGAGGTGATTTAGCACAGATTGGTAGTGTAGAGATGTTGGTTCAGAGTACGACTACTTGTGACTCAACAAACTCTAAAGTATTAAATAGTAGCGCAGTTATACAAGGTTCAGCATCGAGTACAACTGTTACTGCAAGGGAAAAATGGAAAATTATTAACGAAGCATCTGATACATGGACTACAATATCGGAAGGTTCGGAAACCTGGACAACAATTAATGAAGGTTCAGAAACTTGGGAGTTAGTGGCATGAGTTTAATAGCATTAAAAATACCACCAGGAATTGCAAGAAACGGAACAGACTTTGAACAGTCAGGAAGATGGCGTGATGCTAACTTAATTAGATGGCACAATCAATCATTAAGACCAGTTGGCGGTTGGACAAGTAGAAACACATCAGGCGATACTATCTCGGGCAAAGCAAGAGGTATGTTAGCGTGGATTGATAATAGTAATGGCACTAGAACAGCAATCGGCACTAATTCAAATTTATATTATGTATCAGAATCAGGTATTGTTAGTGATATAACACCAAGTGGTTTTACTTCTGGTGAAGCAGACGCACAAGTTAATACTGGTTTTGGTGGTAGTTTTTATGGTCAAAGTTATTATGGCACAATAAGAACAACATCAGGTGTATTTGCAGAAGCAACAACATGGTCATTAGATAACTGGGGTGAATACCTAGTAGCATGTTCATCAGATGATGGAATTATTTATGAATGGCAGTTAAATACTGCTGTTTTACCTACAGCATTAAGTAACGCACCAACTAACAATGTTGGAATGATTGTTACAGAAGAAAGATTTATCTTTGCATTAGGTGCGGGTGGCAATCCTCGTAAAGTGCAATGGTGTGACCAAGAAGATAACACAAATTGGACACCAGACGCAACTAACCAAGCAGGTGATTTTGAATTACAAACTACTGGTGCAATTATGTCAGCAGTTAGAGTAAGAGGTAGAACACTTATATTAACTGATACTGATGCACATATAGCAACTTATCAAGGTGCGCCATTTGTATATGGTTTTGAAAGAGCAGGTTCTGCTTGTGGTCTAATATCAAGACGAGGCATTGTTGGTGTAGATGAAGGTGCGTTCTGGATGGGAAGAAAAGCATTCTTCTTGTTTGATGGTTCAGTTGCTAAAGAGTTACCTTGTGAGGTCGCAGACTATGTATTTGGCGATATTAATGAAAACCAATACACTAAGGTATATGCAGTACATAACTCTCAATATGGCGAAATATGGTGGTTTTATCCTTCAGAAGACTCTACAGAGAATAATCGTTATGTTACTTTTGATTACAAAGAAAATCATTGGGAAATAGGCACTATCGATAGAACAGCAGGTATTGACATTGGTGTATTTAGAAACCCAATATGGATTGATGCTAATAACAACCTATATAATCACGAATCTGGTTTTGTTCATGGTGATATGACACCATTTGTAGAATCAGCACCTATATCACTAGGTAATGGCGATAATGTAATGAAAGTGACCAAACTAATACCAGATGAAGTAACTCAAGGCGATGTACAAGTTAGTTTTAAGACTAGATTCTACCCAAACGACACAGAAACTACACATGGCGCTTACACACTTACTAATCCAACAAATGTAAGATTTACTGGAAGACAAGTAAGAATTAGAATAGAAGGCGTTAGAAACACTAACTGGAGAGCAGGTGCTATGAGAATAGATGCTAAACCTGGGGGTAGGCGTTGAGCGCATTACCACCACCACCTTTAGGCGATAAGTGGAAGACTTGGGGTGAGAAATTAAACGCTTGGTTAGCAACTACTAGAGATAAACTATCTAACTTTACTTCTGGTGACTCCGCATACCAAGATGGTGTTTTAATGTGGAGAAGAAGCGATGATAAAGTCATTGTATCTTATGATGGTGCATGGCATCCATTATCAGAAGGCGGTGGTATTAACGAAGGTAGTCATGGTTTGTTTTATGATACTACTACACAGACAGCAACTGCTATAAATACTGCATACGCTGTTACATTTAACAATAGTGGTCTGACTAATAATATTAGTATCAATAGTGGTGATTCATCAAGAATTGATTTTGCAAAAGCAGGAAAGTATCTAATAACATTTACTGCTACGATGGAATCTACAAGTGCATCAACAAAAACAGTTTATTTTTACCCAAGAGTTAATGGTGTAGATGTAGCAAACTCTGGAATTATTAGCACAGTCCACGAGAACGGACAAAGAAAAGTAGTAACCAGAAACGGACTATTTAGTTTTAGTGCAGGGGATTATCTACAAGCAATGTGGGCGGTAGATGATACAGATTTATACATAGCACCTGAATCAGCAACAGCGTTTGCACCTGCAACACCTAGTGTAACAATGACAATAAACGAGATTACAACATCATGACAAAAATGCTAGATGAATTAGTAAGATGTCGTAAGTGGATAGAGTCTGCTTTAGATAAAGGTGGCAATACACATGATTTTAAAGATATAGTCGATGGAGTTATAGCAGGAACAATGCAATTATGGGCAAATGAAAAAGCATGTGCAATAACAGAAATTGTAGTGTATCCTAACAAGAAAGTCTTTCATGTGTTCTTAGCAGGTGGTAAAATGAAAGAGGTGTTAGACCTACACGACAACTCGATTGAGTGGGCAAAAGCACAAGGTTGTGAAGGCATGACCTTAAGCGGTCGTAAGGGATGGCAAAAAGCATTAGAAAGCAGAGGTTGGCAACCTCATCAAACAGTAATGGCAAAGGAGTTTTAAATGAGTGGCGGTAAAGGCGGAAGTCAAACAACACAAGCGCAAATTCCAGACTGGGCAAAAGAACCAACTATCAGAAACATTGCAAGAGCAGAAGAACTGCAAAAAGTCGGTTATATGCCTTATTATGGCGCAGATGTAGCAAGTTTTAGTCCTATGGAGCAAATGGCAATGCAAGGCACAGTAAATCAAGCACAAGCATTTGGATTAGCACCACAAGGAATGAACGCAATGGCAGGAATGCCACAACCACAACAATTCGCAGGTGGATTAACTGGATATTCAGCAGGCAGTCTATATGACCAAGCACTAGCAGAAACACAAGCACGAAATCCAGAGTTCCAACAGCGATACAACGAACTATTTAGTTAGAGGTTATTATGGCAGGAGCAGGACAAGGCGGACAAACAGTAGCACCAAATTTGAATACAGCAACAGCAGGTGCATTGTATGGAGCAGGCGCAGGAACAGCGCAAGCAATGGGATTTCAACCTGGACAGTTAGCAACAACTAACCTACAAACTTATCAAAACCCATATACACAACAAGTTATTGATGCTTCTGCGCAAGATGTATTAAGAAACGCACAATTAGGTCTAAATCAACTAAGTGGACAAGCACAAAGAGCAGGTGCTTTTGGTGGTTCAAGACATGGTGTTGCAATGGGTGAGATTGGCAGAGGTGTTGCAGATTTATTAGGACAACAATCTGCTCAACTTCGTGCACAAGGATTTCAAAATGCGCAAAATATGGCGCAACAAGATATACAGAATAGATTACAAGGCGCACAGTTTAGACTAGGTGCATCACAGCAAATGGGAGACCTTGCTAATCTTGGTTTTGGTATGTCAAATACTATTCAAGACAGAATGTTGCAACAAGGTGCAATGCAAAGAGCATTACAACAGCAACTTATGGATACTGCTCAACAGCGTTATGCAGAATATCAAGGGTTACCTCAACAAACTGTTGGATATGTATCACAAGCACTAGGTGCGTCACCGATACCACAGACACAGACTACAACTAAACAACCTGGTCTATTTGATTATCTAACTTTAGGTGCAACAATGAAAGCATCTGATATTAGACTTAAGAAAAACATTACTAAGGTTGGTAAACTAAAGAATGGTCTTAATATTTACAAGTGGGAATGGAAATCATTTGCTAAAACACTTGGCATGCCACTCAAAACTACTATTGGTGTCATGGCACAAGAAGTGCAGAAACTTAAACCAGAAGCAGTACATGAGCATGAATCTGGTTACTTAATGGTAGATTACGGAGCGTTATAATGCCAATGTTGCCTTTAAACAATGTCCCTGCTTTTAAATCTGGTGGAACTGTTGGTAGTGACATTAGCGGTGTTCTAGGCAAAACAAAAGGTAATAGTCTTTTAGGTGATTTTTTAGGTATTAACGCAAAAGAAGAAAAAGAAGACGAAGAAGAAAAAAATTCTTCTGGAATTTTAGGCATTAATTTTGGTTATGGTAGCGACACAGATACTAAGAATCAGGCACAAACTGTAGATACTTCTAGTTCTGACAATTCTGGATTACCAGATTATAAAGATACTACATTAAGTGATATTACAGACCCTAAAACTTATACTAGCGGTCTTACAGAACCAGGCGGAATACTTGACACGGCATTTAGTTTTTTAGTTCCTGGATATTCACTTTTAAGAAACCTCAAAGCAATGGAAGACCCAGACAAGTATGGTAAGGGTACACTTTACGGAACTATGAGAGGTTATGGTAACAAACAAGGTGTGATACCTACAATAGGAAATTTCTTTAATTTAGGTTTTTCATCGCCAGTACAATCACCAACAGTATTAGCAAATAGTCCTTATAACCAAGGAAACCCACTTTCAGATAGTTATGCAGGTAGCAGTTCATCAAGTGGCGCACCTGGTTCATACGATAGTGGATTTGGTTCTTATGGTGGTTATGGAAGCGAAGCAGAAGCAACACAAGGTGCTTATGATGAATCAAGTTATGATGGGATAGGATAATTATTATGGCATTAGGTGATAGAGCAAACGGCATATTAAATCTATTAGGTCTAAGTAAAGACGAAACAGATTATTTTGGAAATACTAACGCTATGGGAACAGCACCAGACTTTTCTCAGTTATCAAATATTAGTAATGATTATTACAATAGACAAGTGACAGCACCTGCTGAAATGCAAGTGTCAAATCCAAACAACCCAATAATGGGTTATAAAGAACCTACTAATACAATCAATACTAATCAAGTACAACAATTATCAAATACTGTAGGCGATACAATGACTATGCCTGACAATGGTAATGTTAATTTATTAAGTATGGCAGATGCAGGTAGTGCAGAGCAAATTCCTTCAGTCAATGGTAGACCGTCATTTGGTTCAGACCAACCAGTTATGCCAACCAAACCTACATTTACCCAAGCAGACTTTGATAAAGTATATTCAAATCAATATGGCGATATAGAGCAAACTAAAA